GGCCGCCGGGATAAATCCCGTTGCAGTTTGAGTTTTGGTAGGAAATTCCGGCCCCCCACAACGTGGGATATTTTGAACGTTTCCTTCGAGGAATACCGATGTACCTCTAGCTTATACAAGCTCGTGGTGGATCACACCCGCCCCGCTATTGGGGCCTTCTCGATTCGTTCCCTCATGACAGCGCGATACAATCAGCGGCTAACGGTCATAACGACATCGGTAGTATGGTGTTTGTCATCACTGGTCATGGCCAGCGTCAACGTATGGTGTTGAATACCCGTTACTAAGCCTAACTGGGGCGCACCTACTGGTGCCACTTTTGGTCTCGTCTTGACCTCCTCTTTTCACCATCGTGGGTAGCGTTGTGAGCATTCTTTTGATGGACCTGTGGTATATATACTATGCATTCATGTACTGAAACTCGCTGTCGGGTCGCAGACTACTAATTTTTATCATTTCCTCGAGATGGGTGTGGTTATAGATGGTCCCAGGCGTTGCACCGCCTTAGACGCAAATTCGAACGGATGCTCCCTTACTGGTCACAACTTCAGGGCTACTGCCGTTCGATCAACCCTCCATGGGCTATTTGCTCATCCACATCTATCTCGTTTATACACCTACAAAATGGTGTAACGTAATACAATATGCAACGTAAATGGAACTGTTTTCCTCCTAAAACAGTTTCCCGACTAGAGTACCCAGGCCAGGGTAAAACGAGTCGCCTGCACCTACGGCAAGAGCCTTGAAGGTGGGAATTTGAGACACATCTCTCAGGACATCCATAAAGCCAACAGGGTCGCATAGCACGGACGACGAATCCGAGCCAACTCTACTGCCAGCAGTGGCCGAAATGAACGGATTACCTTCCAAATGGTAGGTGATCTCGATGTCCAACATTGCCGTTGTTACCGGGCAACCAGTCGCTGCAATAACGACCGTCTCGTGACCCCCGAAGGAGAGGTACGAGGCGTTGCCTACCGAAATGGATACTGCACTAGTCTGGTTCTGGAGCATGAATCCGGGTCCGATGTCAGACGTGTTCTTGAAAGTGAAAGCACTCGGGGAACACACCTTCGGTGTAACGGTGATAGGTCGCTCTGAGATGTTAACCATCGACGACTCCACAGAGTTGGGGAGAGTGGGCAAAGAAGCCACTGCCACAACATTCGACGAATTCGGAACGCCATACGCCGTGAGCGTATTAGCAACAGAGTGGTATGCATTGTTGCTATTGGCGGCTTGGTTACCGATTGACGACGTAAGGTTAAGATAACCTTCCGCAGGGAGTGTCGCGATCGTGATGGATCCGGCGTTAGTAGTCATCGACGCAATGCCAATGATTTTCACACCGTACCCGACGACGCGATAGTTTGTCAACTGAGAGCTGAGAGCTGATGGGAGGGTCTGCACTACTGCGTTCGCTAATGTCGCCCCGTTAAGAGTGATCCAAGAATCACCTCCCGTGATTGAGGAACGAGGGGACATCGCATGTACGTACGCACTAGGCACCACTACTAGATCACATTCACCGGAAGCGTTTGAAGACAAGGTGAGCTTCCGAGTGATGTGGCGCGTGGTTGTCGCCACTGAATACATGTCCGGCACCCGTGCGCCCTGGGCGGCCAGGGCGAACGGTTGGGACAATGCAGCCTTGTACACCGACAATTGTCGGTTTGCGGGGACTTTCGCAGCCTGCGTCTTCTTTGCAGGCACCATCGCGGTCTTACGCGAGGATTTCGTCGGTTTCGATTTCGTCATATTCTAGGCGATTTGTGATAACGTCTAGGGGTTCAGAGTGTTCAAATAGAATTTGATTATACAGGTGTAAATCAATCACGGATTGGGAGAAGCTCCACTCCATGTCCATTTGCACATCAGGCGTGATGCCGAAGGCGAGGTAGAAACTCACCCGGGCGTCATCCGTGATGCGTGACACACTATTAACGGCACGTTCGGACCGACCCGTGCCGTACTGAAACCTGGCCATGTAGCCCCTACTCGGGCGTACTCCTACACGACCAAACATGCGATAGAACGCTTCCAGAACCGGAACACCGGTATAACTGGCGAGACCACACTCGGACACTGCTCCGAACCACATCCGCACATCTTTCTCTCCTGTGTACGGCATGAGGCACATCGCGTCCTTGTGCAAGCAAGTCTCTACATTGCGCACCATCCGCCATCCATCACCACACATCACCGGGTGGGACTGGCAGAATTCGATACGCTCGAACCGATCAACGGGCACTTCAACCTTCATTCGGAATCCCTTGCTTTCGAACCACTCCTCAAGTCCACCTGAAAACTTGAGTAAGTCTGAGCGTTCCATTATGACGACGCAATCATCGCCATTATTCGCAAGACGTGCTTTTATGCCGTTACGGCGCAACCAGGTATGTACAAGGGCACACATAATGATGCAGTTGCCAAGGGCGGTGTTGATGTCCCCCGAGCTACGTGTCCCTTCAATACTAAATTTGACATGACCATCTTGCGCATAGGCTATACCCGAGTTGTGCAACTGCTTTTTCAGCAGTCGCTCCAACTTAGCCCGTCCGTAGATGCCGTTATAAACGGAATGCTCAAACTCCAAAGCTTGGCGTGTGACATGCATGTCAAACTTCGTGGCGTCCAACCCGACCGCCACAGGACTCTCAAAGGAGGTCCACATCTCATGCATCAGTTCCGCACTCTTAGAGGCATTATAGCCTTTAATAACTGTAGGCCCGCCGAACATCTGAGAGATAGCCTTGAATATCGGCTTCTCGATGTGCTTTATGTAGCGGGCCAGTTCCAGAGTGTACTCTGGGGTGCGTGGTTGAATGATGCGC